AGTCGTCCAGGAACGTATGACAGAACGTGGCTGTAGTACCAATTGGCTGGTCGAAACGGTACGTGACCCGTTGCTCCAACATCTCATTGATGTAATCCAGCGTCACGCGAGGGGCGGTCAGGCCGAGGGCTTCAACGTCCTCTTCCATCGCATTCTCGGTATCGTTGTGAGACATAGGTTCTCCGTCAAAGGTGTGAATAAACCAAGGCTACCGAAGCAGCCTTGGGTGGGTGTCGCTTAGCTGAACAGGCTGGACTTCGGCTTGGTGCTGCCACCGGCCTTGGGTATACCGGCTACGCCGCCGTTGGCGTCGTTAGCGGCTGAGGCTTTGTTACGCACCTGTCCTGACCATTTGGCATCCCACGTCGCGTAGAAGGTCGCTTCTTCAGCGCCGGCACGGACTTCAGCGGTTGTCAGACGGTCACGCTCACGGAAGACCTTGTCGATCTCGTTGACTTCACGGGTCTCGCCAGTCGGCTGGTAGGAACCGTCGTCGGCTTTCTGACGCTTGTCTACGACCTGCTTTTGCAGACCCACGATGATGCGCTGGCCCACCAGGTCGGTGACCATCTCCACATCGGTGTTCAGCTCTTTGCCGGCATCGAAGTTGTACAGCTTGATGGTTTTCGTCTCAGTAGCCATCTCAGCCAGTTCTTTACCGACTGACAACAGCGCCATGGAGCTGGCGTGGTTGAAGCCTGGCAGGAAGAAACGTTGACCGTCCTTCTCGTAGTAGGACTTGTTGCCCTTGGCATCGCCGGATGCAATGCACAGACCTTCACGGTGCATACGACCGTCGTCCGTCTTCAAGTGCACGTTCAGGAACAGAGCGCCGCTCTGCTTCTTTTCCAGGTAAGCGATATCAATGGTCATTGGGTACGGTGCACTGTCCAGTACACCACCGCCTCCAACAGTATCTTTCTCGTTGTTGATGGTTTCGTCGGCGGTCTTTGCGAGGTTTGAAAGTAGAGTCATGAGATTATCCTTTGATTTTGGGGTTTGTAATACGACTGGGTTGGGCGAGGGGAATCGCCTCATTAGCCGTAGTATTCTTGCAATCGGTCGAAGACAGATTGCATGTTGTTGTCGATGAAGGTTTCTTTGGTGTCCCACAATCCCAGTGGCCCACGGAGACGTTCATTCACGGTCTCTTTGGTGAGCTTGGTTTGAAACACATACTTGAAACCGAGGGCTTCTTCTTCGTCACTGATGTTCAGCAGCTCAGATCCATAATTCTCGAGATCTTTGAGTTTCCGCTTTTTGGCGCTGATGACGCAGGTGAAGTAGGACTCAATGCCGTTGTTCTTCAGGGCACCTTTTACCGGTACCTTGGTTTCGCGTACCTGTTCCGCTTCGTTCAACACGTCCATGGTGTGCGCGATGAAGACCACGTTCTTGGTAGAGCGTGCAACGTATTGCTGCATGAGGTTCTTGAAGTACTGGGCGAACTGACCCCAGGCCTGCATGGTGTTGGTGGAGGGTAGGACGTATACAGATTCGTACATGTCCAGCAGGTAGGTCAGCGAGTCCACCACAATGGTGTGGCAGGTTGGATCGTCTTCAGCCGCTTGGAAGCCTTCGTAAACTTGCATGGGATCGGTGATCACAAATTCACGGAACTTGGCTCGAAACGGAAGTTTCTTACCGGCTTCACAGTTGAAGTACCACACGCCTTCCGGGTTACGGAAATTCATCAGCGATGCAGATTTACCTGCCGCCGAGGAGCCACCCAGCATTACGAGGTGGTCGTTTACAGATTCAGACATAAGGCGTCCTTAATTTGGTAGGTTTCACAGAGGGGCCGCAGGCCCCCTGTGGTTAGGCTGCGTGTTGGCGTGCCATGGCTTTGCCGGCAGAGACCATGATGGTGTTCATGATTTCCTGTTCTTCCAGCTTGTCCGGTAGCTTGTTATTGAACTCCAGCACCTTCTGACGCACGGTGTTGAAGTCGTTACCGGCATCCACAAGCACCATGGCGAACTTGAGCAACTGGTTGTTGCGGTTGCCATCTCCGATGTTGTTGATGAACCAACGTTCCAGATTGTCCAGATTGCTGGTCTCGTTTATGACTTGACGCAGTTCCTGGTTCTTGGTGGTCTTGGGAATGAACGGGAGGACGTCCAGCAGTTCGCCTTCGACGTACTCATAGTGTCCAGCGTGTGCCAGCCACTTGCGGGCGCGTTGCCCGGTACCGTCATCCACATCGAACGGAAGCCAGTCATACAGGCTCTGCATGAATTGCTTGTAGTCGCTCTTATCCAGTTTCAGGACGTAGTTGGTTGGCAGGATGATCCGGAAGCGGTGACCATTTTGTGGGTCATGTCGCTTCGTGGTGTAGAACAAGGCCTTGTAGTCCTTCAGCAACTCTTTAGCGATGCTCATATCCACGCCACCGTCCACGTCAATGACGACCATGTTGAAGCCTTCCCTTGCGGTGTCTTCCGTACGGTGCCCACCTTCCAGGTGATGATTGACCCAGTGGTAGCCCGTGGCCTGTGTGAGCTTGTACAGCTCATCCCACTCCGGCGTTTCATTCTGGTAGCCCGTGGCAATATCATCCGAGTAAGACAGGATCATCTTATTCAGATTGGTTTCTTCCAGGGTCTCGCCCCGTAGGAACTCGATACCGTCTGTGAACTCCTTCTTGATCAGGACGTTGTGCTTGTAGCCCCATGAGATTGCCAGGGTCAGCATGTCCGCACGCTGGTTGGCCGCACGTGGGTAGAACGACAGGTCTTCGGTGAGATCCGAATGGGTGACGTTCTCTTGCAGGTCTGCAATGTGCTTGGCCAGTTTTACGTGGGGTTTGTCCTGCGTCAGCATCCGAATGAATGCTTCACCGGATTCCTCGGCCACTTTGATGGCCGCTTTCAGATGCTCAACCGAGATCTCGATCGCATCGTCAATGAACGCGTAGGCGCCGGCCAGCTTGATGGTCTTGAAGAACCGTGATTCCAGCTCCGTCTTTTCCAGGTTCTGGGCACGCTTGAGCTTCATGGCTCGCTTCTCGCAGTTGGCCTTGTAGCCGTACATCAGTTCTGCGGTGGTGTCGGGGATGATCAACGTTTTACGGTTGTTGATGATATCCGCCAGTTGGTGCACGTGGTCTGAGACTTCTTCCAGCACGGTACTGTCCGAGGCCCGCTTGGCACGTTCCAACGCTTCTGCGCCTTCGACGATCTTCTTCTTCATGTTTTCGTCTACGTAGGAGAAGAAGCACCGGCGGGCATAGCCACTCTTGAGCAGTGACAGGAAGGCCGCTTCCATAAAGCCACCATCGAACAGCTTGTTATCCGTTCCGAACAGCAGCATGTTGGCCGGCGTCACACCTTTGAGTTCCGAGTTCCGGGGATTCTCTTTGGTGTTCTTGTTCAGGGCGTTACCGGTCTTACCGTCGTACAGCTCCATGAACAGGTCGATCATTTCCGAGTTCTTGCCCATGTTCAGGCCGATTTCATCCACGATCAGATTCAGTGCCCCGGCGTCTGCCAGGAGCAACTTGTGACGCAACTGCTTGGCACCAGGGCCGGTACCGGAATCAAAACAGAACATGAGTGGGCCGGCACGGTTGTACTCACCCACCATGGTTTCCCGTTCCTCATCTGGATCGGTGGCACGACGGTTGGCCCGCTTTACAGCGAGCTTGTCGATATTCCGTTCAGACAGGATCGGGAAGGTCTGATCCACGAAAGTTCGTGAGAACTGGTTCAGCACCTCATCGGTCATAATCGCCGCGGTACGGGACTTGCCGAAGTTGGACGGTGCCAGCTCGACGCTGTACATGTTGACCGGTACCTTGTTGCCTTCCGGCATACGCATGTCGCAGCGCATCTGGGCGGCAGCCATGGCAAAGTGATTGGCCACCATGAGACGGTAGAACAACGCCTCGTCGGATTGTGTCCGGTCTTGCATGACCTGGACGATCTTCTCCGACATGGGGTGGTGTTCAAATTGGTTGAAATCAAAGTCCATAACGAGACCTCATAGTTTTAACGAACCCTCTTTAATCAGGTCGTCTTTCTGTGTGCAGATAGGAAATGCAGGGCAGTACTTGCACGCCATGACCTCACCCCCTTTCTCAACGACCAGGCCTTTGCCTCCGTCTTTTGCAAGACGTAGGTGAGCTTCCTGTTTGTTGTCGAAGTTCTTGGTGGCTCGCTGGGTCTTCTCAGGGTTCTTGTAGTACTTCCACTGAGGTGGCTTGCGCCAGAGTTCAGCGTCAGTACACAGTGGAAGTTCTTCCTGTGGGGCGTCCTTCAAGCGCCCGTACTGGGTCAGCTTGCCGGTGATGTACCCTTCGGTTTCCTCGATAGACAGCAGAGGGATCAACTTCTGGGGCGCAGCGGTTTGCGGATAGGTGGGGTCGTTCGCTGCCCGGGCCTGTTGCCAGTCCGTGAACAGGAAGTTAATCGCCATCTGATCCTGCGTGATGATCTTTGGATTGAGCCAGCGGTAGATAGACCCCTGTAGCTTGTAATCCAGGATCTTACTGTCCGATCCCCAGGCAAAGGTGGACGTGGACTTGAAGTCCTCCACACGACCGTCTGCGACGATATCGA